AAAGCCCAAGGATCGCTTTCTTTGATAGTTTTTAATTGATCGTCAAATCCAATGATATTTTCTCCATCAATACTAATCTTAGTGGCATCTAATAAAGCTTTAACAGCCTTTGTATTAACCGCACCCTCTTTTAAGAGTAGGTTCTCGATTTTATAATCTAACTGTAGCTTTTTCATATCCTCTTTAGATTTAGTTTCAGAGTCCTCAAACTTTTTCTTGTAATCATCAGATGCTTTTTTAATGCTTTCTACATCGAGTCCTTTAAAATCATCAATTTGTTTATTTGCATCTTTTAGTTGCCCTTGCAAGGTTGTAACTTCTGTTTCTTTTGTTGTTAAATCTCCTTTAGCCTTTTCTACATCTTTACCATTAATTTTAAATACATCTGCTATTTGTTCTTCTGATAATTTTAGTGCTAATAATTCTTCTTTAGTCATTTTGTCCCCTTTCATTCTCCCATAGGCTTTTTAAGTGGTCGCCCTCACTTTGGGATAGCTATTATAGGTTAGCTTAACCAGTATTTTGTAGTTTAATGTCATTACGGACAATAAAAAAACAACCCTTTTAAGGTTGCTTATTATTTAAATTCAATTGATTAATCTACAGGTAATTCTATTAACTCATCCTCAAACGGGATATTTGTTATCCCCTCTGCTTCAGCATCAGCTCTGTTTTTTAATATTTCTGCTATACTACTATTAGAATAACCCATCTCTTTTGCTTTCTGAGTAAACTCTGACTTATCCATTTTTAAACTCCCTTACTTGAATTGTTTTTTATATTCTCTTTCTATTGTTTGTCCTATTTCTTTAGCCATTGCTCTTGGATTAGGATTATTTAAATACTCAGACCACCCTTCCGCTATAAATTCACCATATTTATTAGGGTTTTTATTATCCACTGCATATCTAGATATTTCTCTCGTTAATTCTGATTTTGTTCTACTATTAAATAGTGATTTTATGTTATTTAATTTACTTATACCTAATAAATCATCTATTTGATGACCTATCTCATGGTCTAATACTGACCTTATAGTGTCTCCTCCTATTGGATGGAATTGTGATTTAACATTTTTGGTTAATGTTTTTACAAATTTATTAGAATTTTTACCCCAATTAGCATTAACTGTAACCCCTTGAAACTCTTGTAAATAATCTGCTTTCGGAGACCAACTTTGAGCAAAAGCGTTTTTAGATACTTCCATATTCCCCATAAATGTATCAACTTTTATTTGAACAAGGGATTTAATTGTTTCTTCGCTTTTGTATGGATTAGCCTTTTTATATTGTTCGACAAAATTATCAAAAACCTTTGATTCAATTGCCTTGTTTCTTTCTCCACATTCCCCTACAAAATTCATTTTATTTTTAAGTTCTGGCATCCTATCAAAATTATCTTTTAACCCTTTATTCCATTCATTTGCTGTTGTTATATCTACACCTTTGTAGTTTACGTTTTTAATACCCAAATCTTGTTTTGCATACGCTTCGGCCTCTTTAATATTTTTAGCCTCTTTGAATTTACCTTTTTGTTCAACCGCAACTTTCTTAATAGGCTTAGGTTTTTTAGGCTCAGCCTTTATAGGCTTAGGCTCAATAGGTTTAATCTTATTACCATCATTAGGCACTGTGTTAAATTGTACCGCTTCTCTAGCACTCCTTCTGGTCCTTCCAGTTTCCTCTGTAAAGGCTCTCATCTTAGCTTGTTTAGCCTTTAATTTGTCTTTAGCCTTTTCTATACTCTTAGTATCGCCTAACTCTGTGAACATATCTCTTTCACGCTTAGCTGCTCTTATTTCCCTTTCAATCTTTCTTTGTTGTTGGCTTTCTTTATATATCTTTTCGTTTTCTTCCAAGTCATAAGGTTTATAAGTCTGCTCTGAGATACCCTCGAAGAAAGGATAAAAGTCATGTCTACAATTAATCCCCTTTAATCCTGTTTTAGACCCATAATCTGTAACACTATAAAGATTAGGATATTCTTTAGTTGAACCATCTATGCTGTATACTGCACCCTGCCATTTAGCGTGGTCTGGTCTTGCACCTCCATGACTTGTGACTTCTACTAGATTGCTTTCCCACTCTTTAGCTCTAGCCATTTGCATTTTCCCTGCTGTTTGTGAGCTTGATGTTAGTATATTTCTTCTTATCGCTACATCAATATTATTCTTGATTATCCTACCATCATCCATCATGTAGGTTGCACCAGTTATGCCTTTATCTGCTAATTTCTTGACTGCCTTTTTAACCGCTGAGTTGTAATCTGTAATACCTAAAGAAGTTTCTAAATACACTTGATTGATTATATTTAAGTAACCCTCTTTTGCTGATTCTAAAGCTGTTGTATTAATAAGATTGAGATAACTTGTAGCGTTGTCAACCGCCACCTCAATGATTTTGTTTAGTGTAGGTGACATTCCTATTGCTATAGGTGTATTTAAGAGTTTACCTGCCTTATAGGCTTTCTGATATATCTCTTCATCCGAGCGAATAGTTCCATATCCTAAAGACTTCATTATGCTCTTAATCTCTGTTTGAGTTTTCTTACTTCGCTTAGCTAATACTTTTATATTCTCTTTTTTAAGACTACCCATCTGCATAAGCTTTTTTACTTGCCATTCGCCTATAGTATCAGCGTTTATAGTATCATCTAACTCTAATCTCTTAGCTATATTATTGAGTAAATCATCTTCCATTGATTCATATAACTTTAATATTGACATTGATTTATTTTCTATCTCTGTAGGTTTAAGCATTAAGCATCACCCTATTCCTCGTTGTAAAAGCTTTCCTCGTTGATTACTGGAGCTCTTGATTTTATTTCTTTATCATATTTAATCGCTTTTTCTTCGGTATATCCATAAACTCTTTGATAATAAATAATATTGTCAATCAATCCACTTTGCAATTCTAACAATGCCCTCTTTTGAGTTGCATCTGTATCTTCAATAATGGAATCGTCAAAAGCGATTGATACTTCTTCATCTGGATTTATTTTTGCTAAATATAATATTGCTCTAGTCATATCAACTAAGACTTTCTCTAGTATGATTTCATCTTTCCTAATATTTCTAAAGAACTCACTATTGTCACTAACAACCTCTGTAGCTGTTTTAACACTGCCTTTGTTGAATTGATAATGATTAGGACCGAACCCACACTTGATAGATAACAAGTTCAATCTGTTTTCTAAAGCGACCTCGTGTGCTTCTGCTCTAAGTGTTAAGTCTGATTCGTGTATTGGTTTATTATTCCCTCTATCGCTATCAAAAGGAAATCCATAGAACATTGTATCGTTAGGATCAAATATAGGTTTTGTTATCCCTGATTCAATATCAACTTTCAACAATGTGCTATCTACAAATATTCTTTTCTTACCTAAGATAAATTCATTATCATAACTGTCATACACTGTGTCAATCCCTTGTAATACATCAATACTATTAGCATATACTGAAATGCCCATAGGAGAAGTAGTGTCAACATTATTAACTATATTAGGCTTTATTATCTGGAACATTGGTTTACTTGAACCTGTTTCCCATCTCTCAGCTAATCCCTCTGGAAGTGCAACCTCTTTACCATCATCGTCAAATAGCTTATTGATGCAAACATAGTTCTTACCCTCTAGTATATGAATATTAAGATATATATAACTTCCTAACTTATCCGTATATTCAGATGCAAACGCACATTCTACTATCTCACCATTGTTCCAAGTCAACGGATATGTTGAATCTCCTTGGATATAATCTAGCTTAACATCTTCACCTTCTAAATATTCAACTATCGCACCAGTTCCTAATGCTTGTGATAGCTCTATAAGTTGATTACCTTTAACCCAAAAGTTATTGTTTGCAAGGATTAAATCCAACTTCTTTTGTGAAGTATCTTTATCAAGGTTTATTTCTACCTTTTCATTTAAAAGTAGATTAGCTTTATCTTCAGATACCTTCTTTGCCATTCCTAAAGTCTTTCTTATACAACCAACCATATTAACACCATTATAAACATTGTAATTATGGAATGAATCAACTGTGCCTGTATACCAATCTTTCCATAATGTTATATTATCTTGATAGAATTTAGCTGATACAGTTTTATATCCTAATTTATTTAGTATATTTATAATATCCATCTAACCACCTCCTTATAAGCAATCTGTTTCTTCCATTGCCTTTTTCATTTTTGGAATTTGTAATGCTATCCAATCTACTAATTGTTCGTCATGGCAATAATCATTCAATCCTGCCTCGTGAAAGAATGCGTGTACTATTTCATGTCTTATTACCTTCTTCTCATATTCTGCTAGATTACTGTATGTTTCTTCATC